TTCGGCTACGTGGGCGCTTCGACATGGTTTGCCACTGTGCGTTTGAACGACGCATTCATGGCCCGTATCGAAGCCGGTGTGACCGCTCTGTAATGACGAGGGGCCAGGGCAACCTGGCCCCGTCTAACCAAAGGAATACACCATGAGCAATCGAGCTTTCTATAGCCTTATCAACGACGGGAGATTAACCGGTAACGTGATTGGCGCGGTGCTTGCCACCGAACCTCTTGCAGCTACCGGCGCAACCCTGACTTGCACCCGTGACGTCCACGGCGGTCGAGTTACCGTTATCAATGCAGCCGCAGGTTGTGCAGTCACACTGCCAAACGCGACCGGCACTGGTTCGGTATATCGATTTATGATCGGTACAACCATTACTTCAAACAGCACTACCATCAAGGTGAACAATGCTACTGACGTGATGTCTGGCCGCGCATACGTGATCAGCGATAACTCAGCTGCGGTACTTGGCTACGCCACTGCTGCCTCTTCTGACACCATCACTTTTGACGGCACTACAACCGGCGGATATGCTGGCGACATCGTTGAAATCACTGATGCAATCGCCGGTACATTTCTGGTCGAAGTACACACCAAAGCCACCGGTACGGAAGCAACTCCGTTCTCGGCAACCGTCTCCTAATCTTTTTTAAGGAATTTCACCATGTCATACAACATCGAACAAGCCAATAGTGGCTTTCTCTCGCTGACCGCTGCCGGTTTGGCTGAAGGTACTAACAGTGGCACTTTCAAAACCGTCAACACCTTGACCTTCACCAACAACGGTGTGTTCAAGTCCAAAGCAGCTACCGACAACTTGGCTCTTTCGACCGGCACCGCGCTGGCCGCAAGCCAGGCTTGCCTGTTTGCTGTGTGGATCAACGCCTCCGGCACCGTGACGACCACACAAGGTCCTATCGTTGCCGCTGGCGATCCTTGCCCCGTGCCTACCCAGTCGACCGCTAACGTCACCCTTGTTGGTTTGATCAAGATCACCACCAGCTCGGCAGCTACGTTTACCCCTGGCACCACTGACTTCAGCGCATCTGGCATCACTGATGACTTTTACGACTGCATGGACATGCCCGGCTCGGCCCTGTAAATTGCCATCCTCTTCCTAGAAGAGTTTTGCTGGGGGCCTTCGGGTCCCCAGCTTTTTGGCAACCCCCTTTTATCAACCCCTGGAGAAAATGATGGCAACTAAAAAGAACACTGTCCAAGGCATGGAAATTCTGGATGACGCACCGGTTATTGATACCGTCGCTGAATCCCGAGATTTCAGCAAGCTGGCCTCAGACGAGGCTTTTATGAATGAACTTGTGACAATCATGGTCCACTCGACCACTGATGAAAATCAACCCAACCATGTCGTTGTCAACTGCAACGGCATGAACCAGCCCATCGTGCGTGGTATCCCCACAACCGTGAAGCGCAAATACGTCGAAATCTTGGCCCGCATGAAAGAGACCAAGTACAGCCAGGTGACCCGCAATCCGGCAGCACCTGACCAGATCGACATGATTGCACGTCACGGTTTGAGCTACCCGTTTGATTTGGTTGAAGACAACAACTCTCGCGGCCGTGCATGGCTGCAAAACGTGTTGGCTGAACCCGCTTAAAGCCAAGGGCTGCGCATGAACTTGCTTCAACTTACAAACCAGGCTCGCGTCGAATGCGGCGTGTCAGGTCCTGCGCTGGCAACAGTGCAGAGCGTGACCGGCGAATCGGCGCGGATGACGGCGTGGGTTCAGCAGGCTTGGATCGATGTGCAAACATCGAAAGAAGATTGGCTCTTCTTGCGCCAGCCCTTTACCTTTAACACGGTCACGCAGCAGTTTCAGTACAACGCAGTCACTGACTGCGCGTTGACCAACTTTGGCAATTGGAAGCGAGACAGCTTCCGCGCTTCATCGGTTGGCAACTCGTACCGAGATGAACAGCTGTTGAATTACATGGATTGGAGCACGTACAGGAACCTGTACCGGTACGCCAACATGCGCAACACTTACGCGCGACCCGTGGTTGTTTCAATCACGCCCGACAAAGATTTGGCGTTTGGCTCGACGCCTGATCAAGCGTATGTAATCGATGGCGAATACTACACACAACCTCTCAGTCTCACCGCTGACAGTGACAGTCCTGATATACCCGCCCGATTCCACATGGTCATTGTGTACCGAGCCATGATGTATTACGCCGGATACGAGGCCGCGCCTGAAGTATTGGCGCGCGGCGACTACGAGTACCGACGTTTGTACTCTCGCATGGAGATCGATCAGCTGCCAACCATCGTCAGCGGACCCCCGCTGGCTTAAAGGGAAAACATGGCACAAGGAATGGCCCCGGTCAGATACGACATCATCCGCATGGCGGGTGGCCTCGACCTGGTCACGCCTACGCTTTCGTTGCCGCCAGGGACGGCGCGAGATGCGTTGAATTTCGAAGCATCCATCACCGGCGGCTATAGCCGCATTGCTGGGTATGAGCGGTTTGATGGCCGCCCAAGCCCGTCTGCCGCTTTGTACGGCATCCTCACGGTTAATTTGAGTGCCGCCGTGAACGTGGGCAACACGATCGTCGGTGTTACCTCCGCCGCAACGGGCTACGTGATTTCCACATCCACCAACCAGCTGGTCTACACCAAGGGCACGGGCTCATTTACTGCGGGCGAAACCCTCACGGTAACCGCTGTTACAAAGGGCACCATAACTGCTTTGGGTGCGGCCACCACGCCTACAAGCAAACAAGCCGCCGAGTACACCAACCTGGCCGCTGACGCTTACCGGGCAGACATAACGGCTGTAACAGGCTCCGGCTCCATTCGCGGGGTCGCCTACTACAACGGGACCGTGTATGCCTGGCGCAACAACGTCGGCAACACGGCCATGGCCATTTACAAATCCAGCGGCAGCGGTTGGACCCTGGTGCCCCTGGGTTACGAGATGCCGTTTAGTACCGGATCAATTGAAATTGTTGAGGGCAACATTGTTGTTGGCCAAACCAGCGGTGCCACCGCCACAATTACACGGGTTGTTCTAAGCTCGGGCACTTGGGCCGGTTCTACCGCAGCAGGGTATTTGTATTTTGCTTCTTTCACCGGTAGTTTTAGCGCAGGCGAAACCCTCCGTGTTAGTGGAACCCCCTACGCCGTGGTAGGCGCTACGGGCGCGGCGGCCATTACCCTGGCACCCAGCGGCCGCGTTGAGACCGTCATGGGCAACTTTGGTGGCAACAGCAACCAGACACGCATCTACGGGTGCGACGGGGTCAACACTGGTTTTGAATTTGACGGTACTGTGTACGTAAAAATACGCACCGGCATGACGCCATCAGACGTGCCGACCAAAGTGGCTTTTCACAAGCAGCACCTGTTTTTTGCGTATGGCCACTCAATCCAATTTTCCGCTTTGGGTTTACCCTACCAGTGGAGTCCAGTGTTGGGCGCGGGCGAGATTGCGTTGACCAACGACGTTACCAATTTCTTGGTCCAACCTGGCGATCAGGCAACTGGGGCCATGGCCATCTACACCGACAGCGACACCTTCATCCTGTACGGGACAAGCTCGGCCAACTGGAGCCTGGTGTCATACAACGTGGGCACGGGGGCCAAATCTTACACGGCGCAGAACATGTCGCAAAGCTATGTGTTTGATGACCGGGGTGTCATCAATTTGCAAACCACGTTGAATTACGGCAACTTCGATTCGGCAGCTTTGACGCTGAACATTCGGCCGTTTATTCAGCAACGACGCAACTTGGCCACTGGTAGCAGCTTAAATCGGGAGAAGGCCCAGTACCGGGTTTACTTTAGCGATAGCTATGCGCTGTACATGACAATCTCAAACAACCAATTGCTGGGTGCCATGCCTGTGCAGTTTGCTCACGCAGTGACGGTGATATGCGAAGGCGAATCGCCTGACGCCGCCGAGACCTCGTTCTTTGGTTCGACCAACGGATACGTGTATCGTCTAGATGCGGGCACCTCATTTGATGGGGAAGAAATATCGGCAAACGTAACCCTGGTGTTCAACGCAATCAAAAGCCCCCGCATTTTGAAGCGTTACCGCAAAGGTTCGTTGGAGATTACCGGCACCAGTTACGCTGAATTTACTTTCAGTTATGACTTGGGGTATTCGTCAACCGATCTTGGCCAAGATACCGGCAATCAGTATTCAAGTAATTTGGTTTCCAGCTTTTGGGATTCAGTAAGCTGGGACGCTTTCGTTTGGGATGGGCGCACTCTTGCGCCATCCGAGGTGGAGCTTGTCGGCACTGCTGAAAACATTGCTGTGCGTATTGCGTCAATTTCAGACATCTACGCGCCGTTCACGGTCAACTCCACAATTTTGCACTACAGCATGCGCAGAGGACTCCGATGAGCAATTCTTTTTACACCCACGGGTCATTCCCCTCCACCGGATCGGCGGCCACATCGGCTTCGATGCGGGCCGAGCTTGACCTGATAACGGTTGGCTTTGACAAGATGCCAACCCTGGCAGGGTACGGTAACAATTTTGTCGTCGTCAACAGTGCTGGCACGGCCCTGACCGCAACGACAACGCTGCCATCGTTTACCGCGACAGACAGCCTTTTCTTGGTCCAGAACAACTCTGACAACACAAAGAAGTTTCGTTTTGAAGCTGGCAGCATTACAGCCGGGGTTACTCGCGTCTTCACGCTACCCGACGCCGATGCGACCTTGGTGGGTTTGACCACTACTCAAACGCTGACCAACAAGACCCTGACAGCACCCGTTATTTCGTCCATCGTCAACTCCGGCTCGCTGACGTTGCCCACATCTACCGACACCCTAGTTGGCCGGGCGACAACGGACACGTTGACAAACAAGACTTTGACCAGCCCGGTGATTTCGACCATTGTCAATTCCGGCACCTTGACTTTGCCAACTTCGACCGACACCCTAGTTGGTCGGGCAACAACGGACACGCTGACAAACAAGACTTTGACCAGTCCGGTCATTGGCACGATCGTCAACACTGGCACCCTGACGTTGCCTACGTCGACCGACACCCTAGTTGGTCGGGCAACAACGGACACGTTAACCAATAAAACTTTGACGTTGCCGGTAATTGCCTCAATTGTCAACACCGGCACATTGACACTGCCCACCAGCACCGACACCCTAGTTGGCCGTGCGACCACCGACACGCTTACAAATAAGACTTTGACAAGTCCGGTGGTCAGTGGCGGCACCATTAACAACGCATCGGTTGGCGCAACAACAGCAAGCACCGGTGCGTTCACCACGCTGTCCGCGTCGAGCACGGTCAGCGGCACGGGGTTTAGTACATACCTGGCCAGCCCCCCAGCGATTGGCGGCACGGCTGCTGCTGCCGGTGCGTTCACCACGCTGTCCGCGTCGAGCACGGTCAGCGGCACGGGGTTCAGTACATACCTGGCCAGCCCTCCAGCGATTGGTGGCACAGCCCCGGCTGCTGGCGCATTCACTTCAGTTACAGCAACATCAGTTACAAATAGTGGGCTGACAAGTGGTCGTGTTACTTTTGCAAGCACTGCTGGTTTATTAGCTGACTCTGCCAACCTGACCTGGAATGGTACGGCTTTGGCCGTCACTGGTACTGTTGCCATAACAGGCGCATTGACAGCGACCCTAGACTCAACATTTTCATCCACGGGTGCGTTGATCATCAGCAAGGGAACCACGGGTCAGCGGCCAACTGCGGCAAGTGGAATGCTCCGCTTCAACACCACCACAACGGAGTTTGAAGGCTACAACGGCACTGCATGGGCTTCTGTGGGCGGTTCGGCAATCAGCAATGACACTGCAACTGCCACCAACCTATACCCCGCATTCTTGAACGCCACCACGGGTACGGCGGCTAATATATACACAGGCAACGCCTACCTGCTGTACAAGCCCTCAACGGGTGAATTCCAAGCCAGAGTGCCAGTGGCAAGCAACGGGATTGTGGTGAACA